AGGCGCTTGGCTGGCTATCGGAGTAGCCCAAGATGAAGACTCGCTTTCTCTGGTGAGGTGCGCCGACTTCTTCCGCTGAGAATATTCCTGCCGTTGCTCTGTAACCCATTCCTTCCAACTCTCTGAGGACATATTGGAGAACTGGCTCTCCGTCTGCTGTCTTGCAGGAGAGGATCCCTTGTACGTTTTCAAGGAAAACAATTCTAGGTTGGCACTCTCTGATTCCGTCTGCGATGTAGGGGAAGAGATGTCTGGGGTCTTCAGTAGCTTGACGCTTTCCAGCAGCTGAGAATGGCTGACACGGGAATCCTCCAGAGAGGATAGATACCTTTCCTCGAAACTTTCTGTATGGGAAGGTTTTAACGTCCGTGAACACAGGTGCTGCATCCAGTTCTCCCGCTTCCATCTTTGCAACCAGGTTCGCGACACAGAATCCTTCCCTCTCCACGTAAGCGATTTCTCGCAGATTTGGGAGAACTCTTCTGAGTCCAAGTCCAATGCCTTCGTATCCGCTACAAAGGCTGAGGTGTGTAATTGCTTTGGTAGTATCCACATTGTGTCCTTTCTATGATTGTTCTTCCATGTCTAGGACATAGCCAAGGGCTTCCCTGACAGTTTCAAATCCTTCGGCAACTCCTGTAAGTTGCTGACCAGTAGGAGAAAATATAGCAACGCATCTGTGCTTATTCTTTGTAACTTCTCCCTCGGAGGCAAAGAAGCAATAGGTGTAGCCTTGGTTATCTATCAAATCTAAGAGATCGCTATCGCTACGTGGAACCTTGGGTTTCAGGGCTTCGGTGACATCGGCCACCTTAACATAGGGATGAGGGCTTCCAACTTCCCCATACTGCAAACGCTGCAATGATGCTTCGTCTACGTCTAGGGCAAACACTTCTGTGTGTGGGTCAATTTCTTTGGTGTGAACTTCTATTTTCATATTATTTGGTTTATGGTTTTTTATTATTTCTTTAGTGGATAAGTAATATTCAAATAGTTCTTTAGGCTCCATGTCTTTGATGTCAACGAAATTATCGTTCCATCTCTCAAACTTGTTCCTAAGAACCATAGCTGACCATGTGCTATTCCCAATGACCATAGCTTTCCATATGCTATAAGACTTATTTGGATTGCTCATTTTTCTTCTGTCGCTCGATCCTTTCGCAAATGGCGCGATGCAACCAGTCGGAGATATTTTGGTTCCGTATGCGGCTGTCTAAGTATTTCATTTGTTCCTCAGTCACCCGCACCATGAACGTCTTGCATGGGAGCGTATCCTTAACTTTAGTTACAGGCTCCCAACCCTCTATGACTTCTAGTATGGCACTAATTACTTGCGATCTATCAATCTGGAACCATTCTCCACGAACCTTGAAGGATTCTAGTTTCTGATGAATGGCGTATTCGACCTGACCAGTCGTAGCACCTAACTGTTGCTCATCGACGGCAGCTTCAAACATAATGCTCATTTGAATAGGGTTCCCCGCCTGTAAGGATTTCATGCGCTCCTTGACTGGACCGTATGTCATGCCCACCTTGACGTATGGGCCGCAAGCGATGGCGTATATCTTGCCGAACCTATGTTTGTCGCATCTCATGAGTAGTCTTAGGCTCTGATTGTTAGGTTGGCAAGGGCTTCTCTAGTTCCCTCAATAAGTTCTTTGGTAGGTATCGCACTGACGACCTCTAGTCTGTCCTTCAAATCATTCTTCTCCTGCGACAGTGCCTTGCGCTGCTCAGTCATTCTCTCAATGCGGTAGGAAAGAGCGCGTGACTCTTGGCGTATCATATCTATGCGCGTTTGTATGCGCTCGATGTTATCTTGTTTTATATCCATGTTATTCTAGTGTTGGTATGGTTTTTACTATTTCTGTGATTAGTTCGTTATCTAAGAGTGCTTCCGGTAATGGTTTCCTCCAGATGGTCACAGTATTCAAACAGGCGTAATACTGGTCAAGAGAAAAACCTTCCTTCTCATAAATATATTTGGCTTGCTCTGGAATACTAAGCTCTGGGTTCTTATATTTCTTAATAAGTTTCTCTGCCTTTACCTTGCCGATGCCCTTCATGCCCTCGATGCAATCGGTGCTATCTCCCATGAGTAGCTGCACTAACCAGTTGTGGTCTGCCTCCTCTTGGCTCACGTAGGTAGGCCAGTCGTCTTTATCCCAGTTGTAGTGCCACCCAGGCACAGACAACATATCTTTGTCTATGCTACATATAATTGGCTTCTCTATCTTTCCATTGGTAGATATTATGCCTAGTAAATCATCAGCTTCTAGCTGGTCATGCTGATACCACCTGTCCGCATACATCTCTTTCATGGCCTTGCTCAATGGATCATATAATGGCGGCTTTGCTCCCCTGTTACCTTTATAGTTGGGATAGAGTGTCTTGCGAAAGTTATTGCGACCAGATACCACGAGGTAAAACTCCGATGCTTTGCATCCCATGACACATTGATCAATAGCTTGCCTACACATTGATTTTAATGTGAGAAGGTTTGTTTCTTCAGCTTCTGCTTTGGCAGCGTGTCTATACAGGATTATTTCTACATCCAGTAGAGCAGTTTTCTTATCAGTTTTCTTATTCATGTGATAGTTTTATCATGTGAATTAATTGTAAGGTCAATGTTTTTTTTAGCCTCGTTCAAATTAGAGTTGCTTCTCGTTAGACATAGGTTCCCCATCACTGGTCAAACCTATGCCTTGCTAGAGCCTCAAATTATGAGTGTTCCCGCCTTCGATAGTGCCTCGGATCGTCGCGCATGGTAAGTCCTGTATTACGCTAGCCGTGGCCGTTCCTGCATTACTGCAAACCTTTTATGCATAGCCGGGTTTCGGTCAAGCTATGCAACCACTTACTCAGACTTGGGCTAACCTGTTAGGACGCTTGCTCCGATATACTGTAAAAAAAAGACTCCTCCCTAGTCGAGTAAGGAGAAGTCCAAAATTGCCTGTATACAAGCGGTTTTATAGAACTGAACAAGCCGCCTCGACGCGGTATCGCACAAGGCGATTTAAAAAACTGATAAGTATTATACACTATAGGTCAACCTTTTTTATATTTAATAATTCAATGGCTACGCCGCTGCGCTTGAGCTTGTAGCCTTTCTTACTGCTACCCGCAACTAAATGCTTTAGTGCCTCCTCCTCCGTATGGGCGTGCTTTATAGCTCCGCACTCGTTAGGCATATCTCTCCTAGTATATGAAATTCTGTAGCAAGTCACCTAGTCTTTGCTGTATGGCCTTGCGGTATGGTAGCCCTCTTTGATAAGCCACCTGCGAAAGCCTCCCCTGTCTGCACCGCCTTGCTCTGCTGCTTCTGACAGGTTGCAACCCGTTTCCTTCCATATCTTTAACGACCGCGCCCTTGCTTTGGCGGTTTCTTCTCTGGTCGATCTACCGCTTGCGCAATGGTCGAGGATGTCCCCCGCCTTCATTAGCATCTCGATTTTATCCTTAAAGCTTTCCATGCACCTAACCGCACTAGCTTTTGACTCTGCTGTTGAACTGAATTCTACCATGTTTGACGTAATGCACCCTCTAAGGGCTTCTAATGCCCCTAGAAGGCGTTTTGATTGTGGTTTGATGTTGTGACCCCATTTGCATCTAATCTAAGCTTGTAGGGCTTGTGAGTGTTAGTTCCTTGTGCAATAACTGAGGGTGCTAAGATTCTTCGTTAATATAGTTTTCTCTTACGTCCTCAAGAAAGGCTATTGCTTCTCTTAATTCTTCGCTGTTGCCGTTAAGTGCTTCCTGAATAGCGTAATGTATCCATTCTAATTTTTTATAATCATTCATATCTATTATTAGTTATTAGGTTTATCCCATTGCAAGGGCTAGCAAGACTAGTAGGCCAGCACCTACCATGCAAGCAAATAATATTACCGCTGCCTCTAATTCCTTCTCACTATTTACTAGTTTCTTTTTCATTTTCTATAGCCCTTTCAATTTGCTCTGCAGTCATCCCTAAATCCTCCTCTGTTGTTTCATCTATATTAGATAAGAGAAAATTTAAGGCGTAGTTTACGATCTTTTGCTTTGTTTCTTTCATTTTATTACTTTCTATTTTTATTGGTTTATATTGTTTCCTCGTAATAGGTTTCAAAATCGTGCCTTTCATTCGTGGCAATGTGGCCAATATGGTTTACATAATGGTGCGGCGCACCGTAACTAAATGTGCCTTCACACTCAGTGATAGACCATATCTGGTCGTCATCAAATCCCGCTTCTTTAGCTTCTTTCCACGAAGCAAAGTAATCGCCTGATTCTCTGCCTATTTCCTCGTATGGGAACTCACTTTCTATTACTTTCATTTTATTACTTTCTATTTTATTGGTTATTGGTTTAATATTGAGAATCTACCCAATTTTCTAATTCCTCTTTGCTTTCCCAATAGGTGAGTCTTGCCGCGCCTATGGTTATGAAAGCGAAAACCCCGTCAATGTAATATGGATTGCCTTGTTCTGTTTCGTAATTATTCATTTTTATTACTTTCTATTTTTGTTTATGTTTCTAGTTGTTTTCTATTTCTTTTTTTAGATCGTCCAGCGCATCTAGCGCAAGACTAAAGTGAAACCAGTCACCAGTTTTTTCAAATTGGTCTAGATGGCTTAAGATATCGTCTATTAATTGATTTTGCATCTTAATGCACTCCGATGCCAATCGTGATTTGATCGAATGATTTTGAGCCGCAAGCGTGTTCTCCACTTGGTAAGCAATTGCCGCAATTGCCCGGGCAAGCGAATACTTTCTTACTACCCGTCAATGCCTTTAGCTTTTCCCGCACTGCCTTCCGGTATGCATTTGATCCGGGCTTGTCTTTACCTTGATAAGATTTTTGCTTTATAAATAGCTTCTCTACCGCTACCGCGTCAAACTGGCCGCGCACTATAGGCAAGGCAAGGAAAGCGTTTGCAATGCCAGTCTTGTGCCATTTGGACCCGGAACTTGCATTCGTCAAATAATTGTCAGGCCATGCGTAGCCGCTTGCGTCTAACATTATAAATTCATGCCAGCTTTTAGAGTATCCATAGCAACGCAAATCGGGTCTTGCCTTGCATAAATCCATGAAAAAGCGCAATGTTGCAACGTCTTTAAAATCACCATCGACAAATAGTCTTACCGTCTTGTCTTGCGGTATTGCATGGAAAGCACTTGCAACCGTTTCAGTTTGAAAGCGTAAAAGCAAACTATTTTGCACTTGCCTAAAAAAAGCCGCCGGATACCGCCATGCTTTAAGAGAATAACAGAACTTGACGCAATCGCCTTTGCCCGGGCAATCCGCTAGCGCAAGACTAGAAAAAGCATAAAAGGGCAACTTCTTATTGCCTTGTGCCTGAAACACTCGATATGGCGTTGCGCTTTCCATGCCGCTATGTAGCCATGCTAAAAGCTTTTTTGCATGGTATTGCCAAGTTCCTGTCTTGCCTATCCTTGCCGGCTCTCGATCCATGCAAGCTTGCAAGGCCGCTTTAATTGTTTCGAGTGAGTCAATGCCATTCACTATTTCATTTGCTTGTATACGATTCATTTTATATACTTTCTATTTTTAGTTATTAGATGGACGGTGTCAAAACTGAGAAGGTAAACCCTAAGCCCTTTAAAGCTTTGATATCTTGATCAGTCAAAGTCTTGCGACCAGTCAACTGAGACAGTAAAAGGGCTTTGTCTTGATCAACTATATATTTCAATTCGTTGCCATAAACATTTTTTATATCAATTTCAATATTCATTTTTATTACTTTCTTTTATGGTTTATGATAAGCAATTGCGCTTAACTGAGACCCGTTAAAACTGTTGCAATGTATGCTGTCAACAGTTCTTTTAAACTTTTTTTAACTGGTTACAATGGCAAGCTTTACCGGTGGCCTTGCCGGGCAATGTGGCAACAGGAATTACCGGGGAATATTATTGGGGAATATTATTGGGGAATTACCGGGGAATATATCCCAGCCTTGTAAAAGAAAACTTATTACGTGATTGTGCCGCATAATCCTAGGCAAGCTTGCAATGAGACCCAGCAAAGCATTTTTTTTGCAAACAGGGGCGGCGGGGATCAGTCTGTTGCGCGCTCTGTTGTATATATATACATAAACTGCCCTTTAAAAAATGTAATCTAATTGGGCTATGTTTTTAGGGTATCCTTATGAGGTGCGTTTTGCACCTTTGGGTCTAAAGTTTGACACACCCTAAAGTGCAATATACACCTTTGGGTATGAAATCGTTATTAGATGGGGTTGAGTGGAGGTATAACCCTACGTGGAGCTTGATGGAGGACGGGGAAGGTATATGGGGGGATGATCGTCTGAGTCTCAAGGCTAAGGGCATATGGGCGTATATGAAGTCAAAGCCAGCCACCTGGGACTTCAGTGCTAGGAGGATAGCGGTGGATAGCAAGGAGGAGACTAAGAGTGTGCAACGGGGTATGAGAGAATTAGAGAGTTGTGGTTATTTGAGTAAAAGGAAGTTAGGTAACGGTAGGGTACAATATAGGTTGGCAGAGGAGTCGTATATAGGTGCAGAGCCTAAGATAGATAGAAGTAGTTTAGAAGATAGATATGGGGACAGATATGGATAGTGAAGAGACGAGCATAGAATTAAAGGATAGGATGAGGGATGCCCTTGCCCCTATGCTTGCTATGGAGCAGGAGAGGACGGCTAAGAATAGTCTGGCTAACAATAACCCTCAGAGATGGCTTGCTGCGGCTTCTATGTTCTTAGCCGGCTCTAGTATGCACGATGTAAAGAAGGAGTTAGATATGCACCATTACATAGCTAGGCGCATCAATGGCATAGTAAAGACCTGTGACGAGGCTAGGGTGTTTAGGCAGGAGAGGGCTATGCAACTAGCCTCTACGATAGATGAGATTAGTAGTATAGGGGAGAAGATTGCCTCTAGTTACCTGGACGGCTCTGCTGAGGCAGAGGAGAAGATAAAGAAGGCAGAGACTAAGGACTTGGCTAACCTAGCGGTAGCACAGGAGAAGTTACACAGAACCTTTGATAATGTGACGGGTAACAATGTTCAGAAGATAGAGGTTAGGCATATAACTACCCCAGAGGAGGCCATGAGCCTCATAGATTCGCTGCCAGAGGCAGAGGTAATAGATGTAGGAGAAGATGGCTAAGTCACTAATAGATGAAAGCTATGACCCCATCTACGATCAGATTCGTGGGATACTGGGAGAGCATTTCGAGAACTACTGCTTCATTGTAATGGATGAGAAGGGTGAACTATTTTATGACTACAACCATCTGCCAGCAGGAAGAATGCTTTTGCATGAGATGCAGTTAGAGATTGGTGACGACAATATAGAGATTGAGTGGGAGTTTGAAAGCGACCCAGATGATCCTGAAGATGATGCAGTGGACTAAGCACCCAACGATACCTACCCCTGACAAGGGGAGACTCAAGGCTCTCTTAGACTCAAAGGGGGCGCAAGCCGTCTATGACGTATGGAAGGCACGGGAGGATGCTATCAAGCTCACAGTAGATGATCCTTTGCGTCACGGGGTAAACCTAGTTAGTTGGGATAGGATTAGGTGGGCTTTGTCTCAGTATAACGAGGTATTGGTTCTTGGTGGTAATCGTGGTGCTAAGACTACAGGTATGGCTAAGATATTTATGGAGTCCATTACCAAGCACATGGATGGACACGTAGTATTGTTCTCACAGAACGCTGACACATCCGTAAAGGTTCAACAGGCTGCCATATGGGAGTTTATGCCCAAGGAGTTCAAGCGCAAGACTAAGGGCATTGAGGGCTACATTAACTACTCTATGCAGAATGGTTTTACCGGGCAGTCGTTTATCTTTCCAGATACTAGGACTCGCGTAGACTTCAAGACCTACACGCAGTTTAGCAATAACCATACAATCTTGGAAGGTTTTGAGTTTGGGTTTCCCAATCTAGGCAATCACCCAGAGAATGTAGGTATTGGTAACGATGAGTATCTAGGAGACTCTACGCTGATCAACACACAGCGTTTCCGTCTGGCTACCAGGGACTCTAGGTTAGTCACAGGGTTTACCCCTATCGATGGCTACACAGAACTCATTGCTGACTACCTGAGAGATGCAGAGATTCTGGAGACTAAACACGCAGAGTTGCTGGATGAGCCTGTCCCTGTAAAGCAGTATAGTGTCAACAGGGACGCTGGCATTGTCTATCTGCATACAAGTGAGAACCCTTTCGGTGGCTATGATCGGATAGCCAAGGACTTGCAGGGCAGACCAAGGGAGGAGATACTCACCCGTGCGTATGGAGTGCCAGTTAAGTCAATGACTACGCTGTTCCCATACTTCAATACCAATGTCCACGTAACTAACGAGATGCCTGAGATTAGGCAGGACACACACACCGTGTATCAG